CGTCTTATCTAATTTGCCTTCTTTTAGACCCTTAAATGGAGCGTATTCATCCAAATACTTCTTAGTCTTAACATCATAGTCTCTAGCATTAATTGCTAATCCTTCTGTTCTTTTACCATCTTTATTAAACAATGGTTGCTTTGTTGCCTCTGCTTCAAAATTATCCATAATCTTATCCGCTGATTCCAGAGGCAACTTTTCTGGTTTCATATTAGTAAATGCTTCATCCATGATATCAAGCTGTCTTCTTATCATGTAGTCACTTACCTCTTTAGATGCAAATCCCACTTTACTAAACTTTGTATTATTTAAACTTTTCTTTTGTGCTTCTAAATATCTTAATGCTTGGTTCTTTCCTCTGCCAGCAGGTAGTTTGTTTATACCAGCTTCTAATCGTTTTACAAAATCAGGATTACCCTTTTGCCAACTACTAATAAGTAATGCATCATATAAGTCTTGCCAAGCTTGAGGTTTACCCTGTTTATCCATAGCTATCATAGTATCTACCTGTCTTTGGTCTACCTCTGCTGATACTTTCTCACCTGCACTTGTTCTTTCTATCTCAAGTATTCTATTCTTTTGTGCGTCAGTTAAATCCATTCTTTCTAATTCATCTACTGCTTCTCTTTCTTTATCTAGCTTAGATTTAACACGAGCTTTTTCTTCAGCAAGTTTAGCTATATTAGTAAATTCTTCTTTACTTATTGCATCTTTACGCCATACTTCATTTATAAGTTTTATACTGCTCCAGTCACCTAGGTCTTCTGATATAAACTCTGATGCTTGTCTTACTAAATTATCTAATACGGATGCTTTATCTGTTCTACTCTTTAGCATCTCAGGTAACATATTATTAATATCTTGTTGACTTAAGTTTTTATTAAGCTCAGTTCTTTTTGTATACTTGTTTAATGAGTTAAATAAACCTGCATATTCAGACCTTTTATTTCTAGTAGTAGGGAATGGTAACTCGTTGTGAGGATTAGAGTTATACAGATTTTTTATCTTAGATATAAATAAGTCAGGATTACTTTGTATAAAGTTATTAAACTCAATATCATTATCTATTAATCTAGACCTGTATTCATAATCCCAAAGTCTATTACCCCTAACTAATTGTATAGGTCTTTGCATACCCACAACTAAACTTTTCCTACCAAGAGCATCTCTTATTTCTTTATACTCAGGAGTTTTTAATGTTTCATTTAAATCTCTATACCAGTTATCAATCTTGCTAGATTCCATTCTATGTAAGAATGAATCAGTCCAGTCAAGAGGAGTAACAAGTTTAGCTACCTTACCATAAAAAGTAACATCAGTTCTATTATCTTTACCTATAGGTGGTAAGTTTTCTGATTGTACCATTTTATCTTTAAACTCTGGGTAGGTATACATTCTATGAGTTCTTAGGTTTCTACCAAAACCTGCACTATTTATACCACTCATAATACTAAGTATTAATCTTCTTTTTTGATTAGCCTGTACATCTTTATTACCAAATCTATAATAACCTTTTTTACCTTTTTTAGGATAAAACATTTGTACATCAAACAAACTTTCATATACCCTATCAAAGAATACATCCATATTTTTTAACCCAGCTTCATCCATAGGGTCAGATGCTAATGCAACACTAGCTCTAGCCCTTTTTCTAAACTCAGCTAAATCTTTTTGTGATGTTTTAGGTCTTATAACACCAAAACTACCACCACCTAAATCTATTTTTAATTCTTTTAAACCTTTTGATTCTATATAACTTCTTACATGATTATATGTAGCAAGTATTGTAGCTCTATTAACAACAGCAGGGCCTAGCATAGCTCTGCCTTCGTATGCACCTTTACTTGCTTGCAACCTCATCAAAGGACTATATCTAAGCGTAGGACTTTTAATTCTTTGTAATGTTTCTGGGTTGCTTTCAGCAAACATTTTTCTCATATCATCTGGTTTATTAAAACTAACGATAGGATTACCATCTTTATCTTTAGTATAAAACTCTTCTTTCTGTGAGCCGTATGCATCTTTCCATGCTTTCTTAAATCCATTCTTTTCACCACCAAAAAATATAGTAGCCTTATCACCGTCTAAATCAGCTCCTCCTAAGGCTTCCATAGTTCTTGGATGTAAGATACTACCATAGCCTTTTCTGCCCGTAAAACCAGCAAATACAAGCTTATGAGCACCACTTAGAGAGTCCATTGGAACTCTTACACCTACAGATTCAAATACATCTTCATACATTTCTCTTGTAGGTTTATCCATTTGACCTTTTCTATCTACATATTCATTCCATAGGTCACCAAGCTTTCTTTGCTGACCATTGTCCATATATATCTTAGTTTCTCTATGTCCTTCATCTAAGAAAAATATGTTATCATTCTTTTCAAGTAATGTTAAATCTCCATACTTGTTCTTAAGTGTTCTTGTATAAGGGTCATAGCCAGTCATTCTTGTAGCTACGCTGTTTTTTAATCTAGGCTTAACTACTTGTGCCATAATATAGTTACGCATAGCTGACTGCCTGTATTGACTACCTACTTTATGTAATAATGGAATAAGTGAATCTGGCTTTAGTTGTGTCATTCTTTCAAATGTACTAGACCATTCCATAGCATCAAGCTTCATTAGATTAGCATCACGACTATTTATCTCACCTTCTTCCATTAACTCAGAGGTTACTTCTTCATTAATCTTAAGTATCTTTTTATAAGCTTTTATAGCAAATGATTCATTCTTAGTATTAGACATTAAACTTAATAGTTTCTGTACACCAACATCTTCTATATTAGCTATTATTCTATCTTCTAATTTTTCATTCATTGGTTCAGCAAGTAATTTATCAGCTTCTTTATTCCAAACATCATCACCTTTAAAAGAACGCTCACTTGCTTCTCTAAATATACTATCAATAGCTTCTTGTTTTATTGGCTCAAAACCAAATGGTGTAAGATTACTCTGCATTTGCTTTGGTAATCTTTGTGGTTTAGTATACTTCTCGCTTGTTATTTCTGATGGTACAGTTCTTATATCTTGTATAGGCAAATCATGTAATACAGGGTCTGTTACTACCCTACCATCAGCTTCTTTAAACCTTATTGCTTTATTAGACCAATCCCATTCTGCATAGTCTTTTCTATTTCCATATTGTTTAGCGGCTGATTCAGGTATAATCATGTGTATACCCTTCTTACGCATAGCTCTAGCTAACTCTGTATGTGCACCTTTAAACTGGTACTTACCAAGCAATGCACCATAGTCAGCATTTTTAGATACAATAAAAGACTTATTAACATTACCACTAGTAGGTAATCCCATTTCTATATTATGAGCTTCTACTATCTCAGGTAATACTACTATCTCACCATCTACTGTGTGTACATAATCACTTGCTTTACTATTTAGGTTAGTTTCTTTTGATGGGTCTTTTACTATTACAGCTTTATATCCTGTATCATCTATATCAATGCCATGTCTAAACTTTAATTCTTTTCTAATATAATTAGGGTCTGATGGTAAACCATTTGTAAACCATATCTGACTTCTTTTATTAAAAGCCTTAGCATCCTTTATCATATTAGGTGCATTAAGCTTTGTAAAACTGGCAGTACTAAGGTCTAATCCATTCATACCAAGGTCATATAAAACATTGTTAAGATATGAAGTATCAAAGCTTTTTATGGCTTCTTCTTTAGACATTATACCCTTAGTGTAGTCTACATATCTTTGTCTTTCTAATCTATACTCTTGATTAGCTTTGGGGTCAATCTTTTTTAAACTAGATAGAAACTCATTAGTAATATCCTTAGGGCTATAGTTCACCTCTTTGCCATCATCAAGCTTAATCTTCATTTGTTTTTTAAGTTTAGGACTAGCCTTTACAAAGTATAATCTTTCTGCATCACCTCTACCACCAAGATAATAGAAACCTTTGTCATTCATTTCTTTTATGCTACCAGTTATCATATCATTATAACGCTTCTCTGTAGCACGCTGAATATAATCTTTAACACTTTTTTCTACAGCTTTTCTAGGCCCTTCAAACATACCTTCAGCTTGTAGTCTTTGTGCATCAAACTCAACCTCTTGCTTGATATCTCTTTTCATTTGTGAAAAGCTACGCTCAGAGTAGTACTTACCATTGTTTGGTACATTAGTTACAAAATGGTCTACTGCTACATATACAGGTTCTTTAGTAACATCAGGTCTTATACCTTGGTTTTCTTCTGCAAATGACCTTATATACTCATCCTCTATAATCTTAGTAGGCTCTCTTAATTCCTTACTATTACCTGCTAAATTAACTGCTCTAGCTTCTAGTTCAGGATTTAAGAACTGAACTCTAGGCTTAGGTTGGTTTACATCTACAGCTATAGAACCTACAGCTACAGGTTTATTATGTTTTCTAGCTTGTCCCCATTTAACCCAGAATTGATATTCTGGTGTATCAGGTACAATACCTCTTTTATACACAGTATTTAACCAGTTAATCATTTCACCTGCAGGGTTAGGTCTTTCAGGTAATGCTAGTTGTTCTTGTACTACATCATTCCACTTTCTATTTACACTCCTCCAAGTGTTTTCCATCTCAGCTTTAGGGTCTGATACGCCTTTATAAACATCTTCTAAATAAGTTTTGACATAATACTTTGTTTTAGTAAATAAAGCTTCGTAAGGTGTACTAATATCAGCTAACTCAGGGCTACCCTCACCTTCATTACCTCTGTCTTTACTTACTGTAATTTCTTCTTCAGGTCGTTTTATTCTTTCTACTGGCTCACCTTCGTATATTTCCTTAGCTTTACCCTCAGCTTCTTTTATAGCCCTAGACTTATTCATTAAATCTCTAGCTACTATATATGATAAAGCACCACCCTGTGATATCTCAGTCTCTACCATATCTTTTACGACTCTTTTACTTGCTCTATCTAAATCTTGCCAACCCTCTGCTAACTCAGGAACTTCAGTACCTAATTGACCCGTTTCAGGGTCTCTGTACTCAGTCTTCATTTTCTTTATATGTTCAAGAGCTCTTCTGTTTTTAACAGCCATCTCATTACTACCAAAGAAAGCACCAAGTAGATAATCATATATTTGTTCTTCAGTAGTAGCTCCACGAGCAGTAGCTGGTAAACCCTGCATTAAAGCACCTGCTATACCACGCAATGCTTTTTCATTTATTTGGTCTTTAGTAAGTTCTTTTAGAGGAGTACCGGGTACTATAGGTTTAGCTCCGGGCACTCTTACTAAATTACCTATAGCTCTAAATCCTGCACCAAATACTGCACCACCAAACATAGAATCAGCTACAGCACTTATACCCTCTTGCCACGCACTAACACCACTAGCTATACCAAGATTAACTGCTCCTTCAACAGCATCTCCTGTAGGTGTAGATAAAAACTTTGTAACAGAATTGACTGCATCAGCCTTAGCATCTGTACCACGCTTACCAAACTGTTTTGCTATATTTGTTATACCCTTAGTACTAGCACCTGCAACAAGTAAAGGTATTGATTTACCTCTAGTTTTTTGCATTAAGTTACCAATAGTCTTAGCTCCTGCTAACTTAACAATGCTACCTCCGGGTATATACCCTACAAAACCTGCAAGGTGACCTAAGCTTCTAGCTATTCTCTCCCATGATGTGTCTGGTTGACCTTCAGTTTTACCGTGGTCAATATCAAGTGTAGTAAAACCATGTATAAAACCCTTACCAGCTTGTGATAATAGGCTACCAAAAGATGTTTCAGCCAGTTGTATATCTGGACTTTCTATCTTATAATGGTCTGCGTGGTCTCTGAGTAAGTTTGTTTGTTGATAGTCAAACTTATCAGGTTGTTGTTTATACTGCTCTAGAAGCTGATTAGTTGTGTTTTGGTCTAGAGTAGGTTGAAATCCTAGTCTTGCCATTATTTTTCATTATCTAACACAGAATCAGCTAAATCATATAAAGTATAAGCAGTTAACCCTGCACTTAACAATCCAGCATAAGGTATTGCAGAACCAGCTATACCTGTTCCTATTCGTGTTGCAATTTTAGAACCAGCTTTCTTTTTTATTAAATTAAGCATAGAACTTCTAGATTTTTTATCTGCTAATTTACTAATCATATATCTTGTTTTTTGTAATCTAGACATTTTAGATACAGGAGTTTTAGATAATTTTTTAGCTTCTGCTCCAGATATTTTTCCAGACTCTAAATCTCTATTTATTTTAGAAAGGTCTATATTTGCTCTGCCTTCAGTAAGTTGCAATGGGCCAAATCCCGCTCTTGCTTTTACTCCTCTGGTTATTTCTCCAGCTTTTGTTTTAACACCTTCAGGTATAAATCTACTTCCCAAAGCAGATGCACCTATTAAACCTGCACCTTGAGCTACTTCTCCAAAACCTATTGGGAATTTACCTTGAGCTCTTCTTCTTTCCATACCTAATGTACCAAAACCTTCTTTTAATTCAGGGTGGTATCCAGCTTCTAATAACTTTAATTTAGTTTCTTGGTCTGTAGTATCGTACCAATTTTTAAACGAACTATCTCCTTTTTCTATTACTTTATAAATATTATCAGTATCTAATTCTTTCATTCTAAGGTCAATAGCATTAAGTATTTCAAGGTCTCTTTTTCTTTGCTCACCTTTAATAAATCCTTTTACATCATCAGCAGTAGCAGTACGACCAAATACTTTTTTCATTTCTTTATCGCCAAGCTCTGTACTTAATGCTTCATAATGCTGTTTAGTTGTCATTGCATCACCAGCACCTAAATTTAATTTACCAGTAGTTGCGTCAAATAAACCTGCAGTTTTTACACCTAATAAACCTTGTCCTCTAAGTTTAGATATAGCTTGTTGTTCTCTTTGTATTTGCTGAGCTTGTCTATAAGCTTGCATTTGCTCATTTAATGCTTGAAAGATAGCATTAGGTGCTTGAGCTTGTCCTTGTCTTGCTGGGTCAAATATAGCCATTATTTACTCCTATGGGTTTGTATTAGTAGGTTGTCTCTCAGCTAATCCCGGTAATATTCTAGGTATAGCACCACCTATTAAACCTTGTAAAAACTGTCCCCTATCTCTAGCTTGTTGTTGTAGTATATTAGCTCTACTTACATTTAGTTGACTTTGCATTTCACCTGCTTGGCCAAGTATATTGCTAGCTTGACCTAGGTAACCTGCACCTAATCTTTGTTGGTCTAAGAAACCTTGTAATCCTGCAGTTCCAGCACCCATCATATTCTGATAGGCTTGGTTTGCTTGTGCTTGTTGCAATAAACCAGAACCACCCATGCCTTGTTGAGCCGCCATTCTTTGTGCTTGCATACCACCCATTGCAGTAGCTCTACTAGCTTGGTCTTGTAACATTTGTCTTTGTGCTTGGTTTTGACCGCTTTGAAATGCCATAGCACTTTTAGCATAATCACCAAGTTGTGTACCCATACCTTGTATATCACCAATGTATTGTTCCATACCTTGACCAACTGTTCTTGATAGTTGACCAGCACTTGGATTGCCCATTATAGTATCTATTAATCCACCTAACATATTAACCTCTTAATGTAAAATTAGATGCATCAGACCTGACCCATCCATCTTTGTGTTTAAATTCAATATAATACTTACCTTCTTCTTTTAGTACTCTATATGTACCTAATTGTAATTTTTCATTTTTATCATAAGACTTTGACTTGTTTTGTTTTATACTTTGTTCTAAAACATCAAGCCTTGATTCTAAATCTTCAAGTTCCATTTTTACTAATGGGTCATTTACTCTGCTCATACTTTAGTACTCTTAGCTCTAAGGGGTCTAAAATGCACACCAAGGCTCTCTAATTGTTTTGTACCATCAGTGTCGGCTACTTTAATTTGTAGCCATTTAGACTTACTATGGGCCGAATTTAGCCTATTAGAACTTAGTGCATTCCAACTGCTATCTGCAAGAGAAGTTTTGTATGTAGTATCAAGTGAATTAGTACCTTCATAATGCACTTCTTTAAACTGTTTTTCGTAGGTATCAAACCCTGCTGTTATTTTTTTGGACTGGAACTCCCAAGCCTTACGAGTAGTTCCAGTCCCTACTTGGAATAATGAGCCGTCTGATGCAATTATTTCTCCAAACTTACCTTGTATTATAGCTCTAACTTTGTTGTCAAAGCTCCACAAGTCCCATCTTCTTTGGAGAACACTATATACCCAAGCATATGAATTATTACTAACTTCAAAAAATATTAACAATGCTTTTCTTTGTGAATCAAAAGCTAATTTAGGATGTTGACTATCCCAGTCTATTGCACTCCATACAAAATTAGCTAGGTCAGTATTACTTGTATATTCTATAACTCTACTTATTAGTTGAGAGCTTTTACCATTATGAACATATACACCATACTTATCTGCAAAAAACATTCCATAATCAGTAGATATTACACCTTCATTACTTAATACACCTTGACCTTGCATGTTATCTACTATACTTAAATTATTAGGATTTATTGTATATACATTAGCAGGACTAAATGCATATAAAAAGTTATTATAACTTTGTAATGCAGTTATTTTTTCTGGTAATGCACAATATTCATTAGCCCAGTTAAATATATTAAACTTACCAGCTTTACTTCTAAAAATATAATTATCAGTATTACTTATTTCTGGATTATCTGCCTGAGCTACAAACAAATATCCTGCACATTCTTCAGATATACCGTAATGTAAAAAATTAGTAGACATTTGTGGACTTATTCCAGTTAGTGCTTCATAGCTACCAAAATTATCACCTACATTATCGTACAATGTATACTTTAAATAACCATCAGAACTATCTGCCCATCCATCACCATTAAATGGTATGCTTTTAATAAGTACATATTCACTATCTGCTTTAGAACTATCACCATCATAAGCTTTTCCTCTATATACATTTATATGACTTATTCTGTGATTCAAAGAATCTGGTAATGCACTAACTACTATTTTTTGCCCATATTTAAAGGGGTTTGTACTTGATACATATACACTTTTATCTAAAACACTTTCTTGATACCCATCATACATTAAAGACAATCTATAATATTTAGCATAATAATCAGAATCACTATTACTGTTAGCATTTTTATCTGGAAGTAACATTGGATTATCAAATACAGTAGTAATATCACTATTAGATATATCTATTTTTATACTTGCTTTTGTATCAAATAATGTAAAAGCTTGATTTGAAGATATAACTGTATTAGAAGCATCGTATAGATAATATAATTTAAAACTATCACTTGGATAAACAACACTTGCAAAGCCTATTGTATCTGGGCTAGCTGTTGTGTTTGTAAATATATCTTGAGAAGCAAGTATTGCATTACCAATAGTTGTAGATTCAGGATTATCTACATCACCATTAGTACTAGGCGAAAATGTTTTATTAGGTAAAGAATGGTCATTTAGATTTAAGAAAAAAGATTTGCTTATATCATTAGAAAGAAGATGACTATCTATAATATTACCACCAGAAGCATCTAATTTATCAACTGCACTATTTTGTAAAATATCCCAATAATGTAACTTACTAGATTCTGTCATAAAAATACCATTTGGTATTAAACCATTATTAATTACAGTAGTAATACTTTGAAAATCACTCATATTAGCACCATCACCATAAAATATTTCAGATGTAGTATCATCACCTATGTCTGGATTAAACTCTATATTATAGTTTAATTCTATACTTTCAGCATTAAAAGGTATTCTCTTAACTCCTGTGTATCCATTTTCTGTATGATATACAAAATCTTTTGTTTTAGGAAATACTTGTATATGAGAACCAAGTATTACATTTACATTACCAGTTGGACTATGGTTTACAGCATCAGGGTATGATAAATTTAATTTTACTATAGGGCCTATTTTAGCTTTTGTTGATTTTATACTAGTATTTATAGTTTCACCATAATTAGTTTCGTAACTACCTTCACTTACTATAGCATCTCCATATTCTTCAGATATAGCCCAATGCCTATCTCCTGTTGATACTGTATTTTCTACATAAGGTATTACCAATGCGACACTAGGACTATGACTAGCATTATAAAGGTGCCCATATATAAATAAACCTCTTTTAGGTAAAGCTTGTTTTATTCTAAAATCATTACCTATTAATGGTTTATTAGGACTTGAAAAATGTCCTTGCTCAACATACTCTGCTCCACCTAAATTACTTTGTTCTTCTACACTAGTAAACCCATACCAGTAAGGGTCTAATTCTGGATTAATATTAGGGGTTGTTGTTCTTTCATAAGAGCCTTCAGTTCTTGGTGTTATATCAGTACAAGCTAAATCTGTATATCCAACAGCAGGTGTGCTAGATGGTGCTGTATATACATTATCTGTTCTCCATATATAACTTTGTCTAATGCTTTCTTCTGTGCCAAAAATACATTCTTGTATAGGTTTTGTATCTATATTAGCATCAGAAGCTTGTAAGTAAATATTTATATTATTTGTTTGACCATCATGAGCTACTAATATATCAGTTAATTTAACTTCATTTGAGCTAGCACTTGGTAAAGAAGTACCAGTTAATTTATATATTCTATTAGCATCTATTGTCATAGTTGGTATATCAATAAGTAAAACCCTATATGAAGTTACTTTATTAACTAACACCCAGACTTTATCTGTTTCTACATAATCAAGCCTAATAGCTTGTATAACACCTCCACAATAAACTGACTTAGAGACTCCAAAACTTTTTGTGCCTTTTAATAAATACCCGTTTTCATTTTGATACCCTACAACCTCTTGAGTACTAGAACCTAAAGACCAACTACTATTTGCTATACTAGCATTATACATAGTAGTACCAGCAGAATAAGGTAAAACAAATTGTTCTAAAGAAGGCATTATACTAGTATTAACTAATGTAGGGCCTGTAGTAAAAATTGTTTCATCACTTATTTTTTTACCAAATTGTGTTATATTAGGATGTCCTAAAAATAAAGGAAAGCTATTTTTACCAGTTCCTATATATAAATCATCACCTCTTGCTACAAAATCTGGTTTATCAGATACTTTAAATTCTTCCAGTATATTGCTTAATTCTGCTACATTAGAATTAACAAGTCCGTCTGCATAAATATTCTTTCTTTCTCTAAATCTATTATCAGATTCGTTCCAACCTATAACATTACATTTACCATCTTTAAATACCTTAGCCATTTTATCAACTTTAAAACCATTATCTGCATAGCCAGTAAAGTGTATTATTTCATAATATTGAGCTCCACCACTAGGATTAACAGGGTTAGTTGCATTAAGTGTGCCTGTGTAATAAAAGTTTAAACCATAAAGTTTGGAGTTAGTAAATGCAGTACCACTTGTTGTATAGTCTTCTAAATCTTCAGAAGAACTTAATTCAGCTCTATATTCTACTTGAGCATCTAATGTTCCAGAACCAAATGACCATGTAGGTTGTGACGCTAAAGTAAATTCAGTTACATTTACTCCTTCTGTGCCAGTAGTAATACTAGCTATAGTACCTATAAAAGATGAACTAGCAACATCCTCTTTACCTGCAATTTCATAAAGTGAGTCACCAACAAATAATGGCAAACCATCAGGATGGTCTATATAGCCTTCATCTTGGAATCTTCTTACGGTAACACTAGTACTATTGTAAGTAAACTTAAGAGCTACAACTTTATTTATATTAGCTATTCTATACTTAAAAGTACTTTTACCACCGGGTGTACCAAAAGGTGCTGGATATAGTCTAAATTCATAATCAAGTGTTTTCGTACCAGTATAAGTACCACCAAGTATAAAATTATCTTTATTAAATACAGCCATTAAGCAGTAGGTCTCTTATAAAATATTGTATGCCTAACTCTTGATGTATTACTAGCAGTCCCACTAAATCCAGAGCCTAATACACTATAAGCATCTTTTTTTCTACCCTTAACCATACCATCACTTGCTACAGGTTCTACATCTAGTGAGTAATCTGAAGCGTCTGTGGGTATATCTTTACTATCAGGTGTAGCTACTATACCCACTCCAAAGTTCTTTATTTCTGCAACCATTCTAGGCATTGCCGTCTATTAACTCCCCATCTACAACTGTTTTACCATCTATTATAGTACAAAGTTCAACATTAAATTGACCTTTACCATAAAAGTTTACTATAGCAAAACCAAGTTGCCAGTTATGTTGTCTATTCCCTAACCAAACATTAGCCTCTGCTGTCATATCTTTTAAGCATCCAATACTCCAAGCAGACTTAGGCCCATCCATGTGTGTTACACTACTCTGTTGCATATCATGATGATGACCATACATAACATTACAACCCATTCTAAGTAAGTGGTTTCTAGTATGGTTTACACCTGCATAGTGATTACCATGATAAAAATACAACTCACCTATCTTAAGCATCTTACCACAGGGATAATACTTATATCCTCTTTCTTTTAGCTTAAGTGCATCCTTAAACTTATACTTAGTCAAATAAGGATTCTCTTCTACAAATCTATTTAACCAGTCATCATGATTGCCTTCGCAAAAGTACTTTTCTTTTACTTTAGCTTTATCAAGTGATTTCTGTATTATATCCATACCTTCGTTTACTTTTTTAATTTCTTCATCAACAAAAGGTAATTGATACTCTAATGGCGGTCTTTTCTTTTTACGCCACTGCCAGTGACTTACGCTTTCGAACTCACCAACATCACCTAAATCTACATAGATTTCTGGTTTTACTTTTTCAATAGCTTTACATAAAACATTTATTGCAGGTACATCATGCAATGGAAAATGTTTATCAGGTGTAACTATTGCTCTTTTGGTTTTTAGTTTGGTTTTTCTTGCCATGCTAATTCCCATTCCTCCTGTGTTATATCAAGCTCTGGAGCTTTATCTAACAATCTTTTTGTTTTCTCTCTGGTAAACTTTAACATGTGTTCACCACAATGTCCACACTCCCATATTAAAGGTTCTTGTATAGAGCCTATTATCTCTATACCAACTACATAATCACTACCGCAATAATAACAATGTTCAGGGACATCCTGACTTGTTTTATCACCTTGTATTTTAAAACCTTTAATTCTGTCTCTACTCATAACTAGTAGGGCTTACAATAAAAAGCCAAGGAGGAGAAAGCAAAATATTGCTCGCCCCACTAAGCTATTTCTTAAATAAACCTTCAATAATATCAGTAACTACATCTACGCATTTTTCAAAAAAGATTTGTTCTTTCTCTTCTGAAACAAAAGGTATGTCTATTCTTTTGTTTATTGCAGTAGCTATCTTATCTGACATTTCATCACTACCTAAATGTTTAACTGCTTCTTCTTGCATTTTCTCTGCTTGTTCTTCAGCTAGTTTTATTAATAGTTCTTTAATATTCATTTATGACTCCTTTATTTTTACTATCTTCCAATACAAATATACTATATTCATAACAAACATAACACACATTAGTATTGCTGGGATTACATCAAGCCAATACATCAAACCTGAACTTGTTGTTAATGTACTAACCTTTAATGAATCCATTACTTTTTCTTTCTACCCTTAGCTGTTTTAGCAGATTGTTTAAATGCTTTAGCTGTAGGAGCACCTTTACTTCCCGGCTTACGCATCTTTTCACCACTTCCAGCTTTTATTCTTTTACGCTTTGCATGTATGTTTGCATACAAGCCTTTTCTTTTTTTTGCTCCTTTAGTAGCCACTTTTCTTCATCCTTTTACCAGTTTTTTTAGCATACTTTTTAGCATCTGTTTTACCCTTTTTTGTATAAGGGAATTTCTTTTTTCCTACTTTTGGCATAATACCTCCTATTAACTACACTTACAACGCCATTTGCGTAGTGCTTTATTTATTCTACTATTAGGGTCACTAGCTGTTTTAGCTCCAGTTAACCTCTTTTTCATACCGCACATCCGTGCACAAAAACTTTTTCTTCTTGACTTAGCTTTACCTGTAGGGTTTTTCTTTGTAACAGGTGCTTTTAATTTACCTCCAGTAGCTCTATTATAACTAGCCCTACCTTTAGCATTTAATCCACCGCTCTTACTTTTACCCTCTTTTCTTTGCCATGCTGGTGATTTAGCCATTAATGTTTTCCATTTACTCTAGATAAAGAACCTTTGATTTCAGATACTTGATTATCTAAATCATTAATTTCTTTTGTTATTGCATCAAACTTTCTATCAAGTTTATCATCTGATTTATTCCATCTTCCAATAAGCTTAATAATCATTCCTTCCATATTCTCAAGCGTTTCACTTTGTGCTCTATTTTCTGTTTTTAAATCTTGTATTGCATCAGATTGCTCTGTTGCTCTTTTATTCATAGAATAAACCATATAAACAAACATAGCTCCTACTACGCCTATCATTCCTGCTTCTGAATATACTTCTAAAAAATCCATTATTTCCGCTTTTTTTTACCCCAACTTAATGGGTTTAAATTAAGTTCTTTTTTGTACCAATCCAACTGTTGTTCCATTGCATTAAGTTTTTTCTCTTCTTCTATTATATGCTTCTGGACTAATTCTTTAATGTTTGTATCAGCAAGTTCCACTCTACGCTCAAGGTCTCCAATCCTATTTGTAATTTGTAAGTATCCATAAACAACACCAGAAACGGCAACACAAAGTTGTACAAGCCACTTAATATTAAGATGGATACTAAGGTTATCATCAACCAATCCTGTCTTATAACTCCTTGATGTCTGTGGATTGTACTCTTTTTCATTACTCATACTTCATATCCTGCAATAGACCAACCTCCATCACAACTACCAAGTAACACTAATCCACCTAAAACTATAATTAGAAAAAGTATTATTGATATATAATCTTTCCAATCTTCGTTCATGGCTTGTAATACTTGTAAAAATCTTCTATGTTTTCTGTATCTACTACTACAAATATTGGACTAACAATATTATCACCAGTACCTGAACCACCAATAATAGCGTATGCATATAAGCCATCTTGGTAAGGGCTTTTAATTGTATCATTATCAAATAAATGTAAAAAGCTTGTATCACTAAATACTGGTACAAACTCTGCTTCTATTAATTCTTCTGTTTCTATTCTTCTATTTTCATTATAATCTACTAATAAACCTACATCTGTAGTTCTATGTGGTTGACTAGGAAATCTACCCATACCATTTAACTCTACTTGTTGGTTATACCACATCTGGGATGCTTTAACTATTTTTTCAAGATTAGCTTTAGTTTGTTTAGCTTTAGCACCTTCAGAGATACGACTAAAAGCAGGAGCTGAGGTAGTAGCAAGTGTAGCCATAATAGCCATAGTAACTGCGAACTCAGCAAGTGAATTACCCCTATTACTCACCAGACCACTCATCCTTTTTCATTTCTTCTATAACTTCACTATGTGATAAAGCAGTAATACCACTTATACCTTTTACTGCATCTAATGTGCCATCTGCTATAGGTAATTCATATTTAACTAACACTTTACTGCCATCATTATTCCATCTTGGACTACCAAGTTTACCAAGTTTAAATGCACTTTCTTTCCAAGTTGGAGATTGTAATGTAGTTGTGTCTACTACTTGCTCTGTATATGTATATGTTTCTTCTTCTTGTGGTACAGAATGTTCTGATGCC